TCCAGGTCGTGTAGACGATCGAGCGGCCGTCGCGCGACCAGGACGGATAAAGCTCGAAATGATCGCTCTGGCGAGTCAGGCGGCGCGGCGTTCCGGCCACGCCGTTACGCAGGTCGCGGACCCACAGATTGCCCAGGGCTTCGAACACCACCTTGGAGCCGTCGGGCGAGGTCTGCGCCCAGCGGATCATCTTCACTTCGAACTGGTCCGGCGCCACCTCGACGGGGAAGCGGGCGGTCTCCTGCACCCGGCGGGTGTCGGTGACGCGGAAGGGAATCTCGCTGACGGCCTTGGAGGCCACGTCGATGCGGCGGATCTTGCCGCCCGCCCAGATGACGATGGAGCCGTTGTCCGGCGTCCAGGCGAAGCCCGGATAAACGCCGTGGATGGCCCAGGTCTCCTGCATGTCGCGGTCCAAGGCGTCGTAGATCGGCGTCTCGCGGCCCGACTCCAGATCCATGACGTAGAGGACCGACTGGTAGCGGTCGCGGCGCACGAAGGCGAGCGACTTGCCGTCCGGCGACGGGGTCGGGCGCACCGAACCGCCGGGGCCGGTGACGAAGGGTTTGATCTCGCCCGTCTCGCGATCCAGTCGACGGATCACATAGAGCTGGGTGTTCGGGTCCTTGGAGTAATCGAAGACGCCGCCCGGCGTGGCGTCGTCGCTGAAGTACATGTAGCGGCCGTCGGGCGAGAAGGCGGGCTCGCCCGTGTCCTTCTGCTGGGTGCGACGCTCGGTCAGTTGCACGCCGCTGCCGCCGCCCGAGCGGTGGTACATCCACATCTCGCCCGCGCCCAGCGAGCGTGAAGAGGTGAAGTGTTTGCGGCCGACGACGAACTGGCTGTCGGGCGTCCAGGTCGGGGAGTTCAGCAGGCGGAACGTTTCATTCGACACCTGACGCGGGTTGGAGCCGTCGCGGTTCATGACCCACAGGTTTTCGCCGCCGCCACGGTCGGAGGTGAAGGCGATGAAGCGGCCGTCCGGCGAATAGCGCGGCTGCATGTCCCACGACACGCCCGAGGCGATCGGACGGGCTTCGCCGCCGCTGATGGGCATCACATAGATGTCGCCCAGCAGGTCGAAGACGATCTCGCGGCCGTCGGGGCTGACGTCGACGGCCATCCAGGTGCCTTCGTCGACGTTGATGTTCACGTCGCGCTGGGCGCCGATGGGATTCTGGACATCCCACTTCGGCGTCGCCGTCTGGCTGGAATCCTGGGCGGAGGCCGGGAAAGCCACGGCCAGAGCCGCAGCCGTAGTCAATAGAACGCGCTTCATGAAAGCCCCCTCGGCTATCAAACGTATACAGATGGGGGCGAGGCTAGCGGCAGCGGCCGGACCTTGGCTAGTCGGGATAAGGTCGGCAGGTCCGAATATTCTTCGGAGAATTTCGAGAGTCCCGGACTGCCTGTTCAAAAGCAGAGCTTGGGGCCTGACCAGCTTTCGGCGCTGAGGCTGTGGATCGGGATTATCAGGGCCGGAAATGGACGAGGCCCAGACCGGAAGGTCTGGGCCTCGATGGTGCCGCCGGGCAGGATTGAACTGCCGACCTCAGCCTTACCAAGGAAATTCCGAACATCGCTCTAAGCGGCTCCGTGCTTGGGTTTGATGGTTCCCGAGTGTCCCCGGTCCCCGGATTTTCCCCATATCTCGCCAATCGAACCGGCGAGGTGGGAAGTGTTGACGTGGGCGTAGCGCATGACCATTGCGGCGCTCTTCCAGCCGCCCAGCTCCATCAGAGCGGTCAGGTCGCGGTTGGCCTGATAGTGCCAAGTGGCCCAGGTGTGGCGGCAGTCGTGCGGCGAGAAGTCCTCGATCCCCGCTCGGCGAATCATACCGGCCCAGGCCGTCTTGATTTGCCCACCACCGCCCTCTCGGATCTCATAGGGATCGCCCAGCGGCGTGGTCCGACCGTTCGCCAGCGTGGTGGGGAGCGAGCGCCGGAAAACGGCTCCGTCACGATGGGGGAGGGTCGAGAGAGCCGCGACAGCGCGCGGGTGCAGCGGGACGCCTCTCGGCTCGTTATTCTTCGTTTTGGGGAACACGACGTGCGCCCGTTCAAGGTCCACGTCTCGCCAGTCCAGATACAGCGCCTCGGAGATGCGGGCGCCGGTCGAGAACAGGAAGACCACCAGAGGGCGCAGATGGGGCGCAGCGGCTTGTATCAACCGTTCAGCCTCTTCGTGCGTCACCCACCGGATACGGCCCTTCGGCTCTTTGGGGCGAGCGATCACCGGCTTTTCGCACCACCGCTTGCGGGCGGCGTGGTGCAGCACGGCGGCGACAGGCGTGTAGATGTGGCGGTTCAGCGTCGAGGGGGCGGCGCTAGGCTTCAGCTTCTTCGCCAAGGCGTCGATCTCGGCCTGGCCGATTGCCGCAAGCGGTTTCAGGCCGATGGCTTTTAGGATGGGGGCCAAGTGTGTGCCTTCCCCGCCAGTCTCCATGTAGCTCAGCGCGGCCTCCGCGAATGTGCGTGTAGCGGAATCACCGTGGACCGATCGCTTGAGGAGCTCGGCTTCGCGGATCGCACGGATTTCTTCCGCGGCTTTGCGGTCGCTAGTGCGAGTGCTTTCGTCAACGACGAGGCCCCGGATGGTCCCGCGGAGATACCAGTATGGCGAGCCGTGTCGTCGTTTGAGGGTGAGGGGCATGGCAGACGCTCCAGAAGGTTCTCGATGTCGCTCGGGGTGAAGACGTAGGTTCGGCCGTGCTTGCGCCCGACGCCATATGTGCGGGCCATCTTGACCAGCGCGGTTTCTGACCAAGGGACCAAGCCCTCGGAGACCAGACCCTTCGCCGTTTTGATGACCGGCCACCCCATCAGACGTCCCACCTCCGATAGCGGTTAGCGAGCGTGAGGGCGGCCGGGGGCTGCTCTTCGTTGTGGCGGCTACCGAACAGGCGAGCGACATGGATCAGCGCCGCCGTGCGGACGCTCTCGGGCACGGGGTCGCCGGGCTGCAGGCCGTCGGCGTGCGCCAGGGCGCTTTCCGAAGCCGTCGCGATCAGTTGGCCGATCAGGGTGTCCTCTTCGTCGTAATCGACGCGGAGGTAGGCCTTGGCCTCGTCCAGGGTGATGATCGGATCAGCCATTGGCGGCCTCCGGGGCAGAGCCCAGCGGCGTCCAGTTCGCCGGTTGATGGTAAACGTCACCACCGGGGATCGGCGTCTCGTTCTCACGGCGGCGGATATCGTTCGGGCTGAACACACCGATCTCGCGGCCGATGCGGTAGGCCTCGAAGCGGGCCTGAACGTCGCCCTTCAGCAGCGCGGCCAGGTCATGCTCGATGTAGAGCGACCGGCGGCTTTCATCCGTCAGCAGACAGCGCAGCATGGCCGCCTCGATCCGGCTTGCCAGCGGCCCCAGGCAGTTGGCGACCAGGGACCGGGCCTCCTGCTCCGTGTTGGAATAGGTGGCTTTATCAGTGATACCGACCGAAGTCGGCGGAACCCCGAACAAGCGCGCCACGTCCTCATTCGACAGCTTCTGACTGCCCAGGAACTCGGCGTCTTCGGCCGTCCACGACAGGGGCGTGTATTTCGCACCACCGTCCATAATCAGAAGCTGGCCCGCGTTGTTCGCGCCCTGAAGGCGGTCTGCGACGGCCTCCCTGATCTTCACCCGCGCGTCGCCGGTCAGGCGCTCGTCGTATGACATGACGCCCGAGGGGCGCAGGCCGTTTTCGATCAAGTTTTGGGCGGTTTCCGCTTGGGCGATGCGCAGGCCCATCGAGGCCCGGCCGAACTGGATTGCCGACACGCCCATCATGCCGTCGCGCGAGGGACCGCGAATGTGCAGCATTTCCTCTTGCAGCAGGATGGTGACGCCGCCGGAGGGCTCGCTGACGCGATAGCGCAGGCGACCGCTCGAAAGCTTCTCGACGGTGACGATGCCGGGCGCCAGCGGATACAGGGCCACCACGGCGCCCCTGTTGTCGCGCTCGATGCGGGCGAAGGCGTTGCCGTGCAGGTCCAGCGAGCGGATCAGGAACTCGCGGCCTTCGTAGGCCGTCATCTGCGGGTTCATCAGGTCGTGCAGGACCGGATACAGGGGCAGGTCGTTCGCCCGCTCGCGGCCGCCGTCAGCGGTGCGCCGGAAGACGAACAGGCCAACGCTGGCCAGCATCTCCGACCGCAGGTTGACGCAGCGCACCGCGACGGCGCTGTTGGACATGAGGGTGTCAGGGTTGACGCCAGCGCCGCCCATGCCCCGCAGGCCAAACCATTCGGCCAGGTAGGGATCAGAGGCGGTGATAGTCTCGGCGGCGCGCGTCTCGCGCTTGTTGAAGGGCCAGATCATGCCAGCGCCTCCAGATAGAGCCGCGCGTGAGCGATGCGCATGAGGCGTTCGGCCTGTTTCGAGCGAGCCGTGACCACCGTGCCCTCATAGGCTGGCCACGCCTTCACGATGCTGATTTCGTGCAGGTTCACCCGTTCAAGCTGGCGCACCCCATTGGCGCGGCTCTCGCCGCCTGGGGGCACGTTAAAGCCGAAGCTCATGCCGCCGAGGTCGCCGCGCTCGGCCAAGGCCAGGATATCGCGCCCTTCCGTCGTGTCGGGCACGTCGAGGTCGAAGGCCAGGCCGGTCGAGTCCTGCGACAGCCGCAGCGTCCCGGAGCGGGTGCGGGCCAGCAGGCGGCTCGGGTCGTGATCCACCAGGGCCAGAACGTCCTGACGTGCGGTCAGGGAACCCGCGAAGGCCCCCTGCCGGATTTCTTCATCGGTCGTGCCGATCCGGGCTCGCACCCCGAACAGGGCGGCGTAGCCCTCCAGCCGACGGCCGCGAGCGCGGACCTCGACCGGAGCGGACCGACGTTCAGGAGCGGGGCGAAGCTGTTGGCCGCAACCAGAGCCTTCTTGAAGGCGTCCGGGGTGCGCACGGCCACGTCAGCGTCGAGGAAGGCGTGGATCAGGACGCCGCCCTTCGAGGCCACGTCGCTGTGATACGGGTTCACCAGGATATCGACGCCCGACCAGTAGCCGATGACCAGTTCGGACCAGATGCCGTAGATCAGCGCGTTCAGGTCTTCGTCGTCGCCCAGGTTGTTGGGCACCTGGGTCGTCTGTTCGACCCGCTGGCCGTGGAACAGTTCGGCCAGGCTGAAGGTGTGGCCGTCCGCGTCCTTCTGACGACGCGCCAAGCGCATGACGCCGGGGTTCGTCAGGAAGGCCGTGGTGCCGGTCAGGTCGTCCAGCTCCAGCGCGGCGATCATCTCATTGGTCGTGTCCGCCAGGGAGCCTTCCAGCGGCACCGCCAGCACGCCCGGCGTGTTCAGGATGCCCACCGGCTCGTCACCACCGGCGCCAGCGATGGCGGCCTTATCGAGCGCCTGTTGCAGCAGTTGGCCCAGGTCACGGCGCAGCAGGTCTTCGATGCTTTCGGCCGATTGCAGGATCATGCGGCGGCTGATCTCGTATTCGCCACCAACGGTCTTCGGACCCATCGCCTGCTTGGCGAACTTGGGATCAGAGCGGGTGACGGCCTCATGCTCACCGACCCACGACACCGAACCGCTATCCGACAGGCGGGGCAGTTCGATGTTGCCGGTCAGGTTGCGCAGGACCGTGGCGCCCATGCTCTCCACCAGCAGGCGGGGGCGCGGGTGATCGCGGACGGGATAGAGGGAGGTCGGGACCAGATTGCCGCCAGCGGCGCCCGCCGGGGTTGTCGTGGTCAGGGCGCGGGCTTCCATCAGGATCTCGGTCGGGACCATGACGCCGCGCGTCTCGCGGCCGCGAGCGAGGTCTTGGTGAACCTCAGCCTCCAGGCCGGTGATCTTGCCGGTCATCGAGCCTTGCAGGGCGCGTGCCAGGCTGTAGTTGCGCAGCTCACGCGGACGGCCGGAACCATCCACCGGATCGGCGTCGGCGCGGCGCTCGTCCTCGGCCAGGAACTCGGCGCGCTGGATTTGCTGATCGAGGGTGCGGATTTCGGCCTGGCCGGTATCGAAGGCTTGCGTCTCTTCGGCGGTCAGGTCGCGGTTGTCGTTTTCCGCCTTGGTCACAATCGCCTTGAGGGCGTCGCGCTTGGCGGCTCGCTTTTCGCGAAGGGCGGGCAGATTACGCATAGGTAGATAGCTCCATCAGGCCCACGCAGGGCACGGGGAAAGGACGTCTCACGACGGCGGGGATTTCCATCAGGCCCAGGACGGGCGCGGGGAATTGGCGTCTCACGACGGCAAAGGGGGATGCGGCGCTCACTTGGCGCTTCCGATCAGTTGGCCAAGCGCCCTAATCGTGCGGCCGCTGAAACGATTGACGGTGGACAGGTCGCTGTCATCGCCGGGCTGGGTTGTTTCCCAAGACTGAAGGGCGTCCAGATCAGTCGGCAGGGCGCTATAGTGACGCTCGGCGCGTCCATTAGAGCCGTAAACTCGGAAACCGGCCTGCGGGTAAGCGCCGTAGAGCGTCACTTCGATGCCGAAGTGACCGGGGACGCGGGGATCAGATTCAGGCTTGCGCACGATGGCGGCGCGATACTCTTCCAGGGTGCCATCGCCGGCCGCAGCTATCAGGCCCGCCAGCCCATCCACGAAGGTATCAGCGGAGGCGATCACTTCCGGCAGGTCTGGGCCTTCAACGCTGGAATCGCGCAGCGGCAGACCACCGTAACGGAGCGCCGAGGTCAGCACATCAGCAGCAGGCAACGGCCCGGCCACTGCGATCAGAAGGAAGGCGGCATCGTGAGGCGTTACCTTTGCTGCGCTTGCGCCGCGCCCGCCCTTGGTCACGAATCCCGCCTCGCGCAGCACTCGCCACGGGTAATCGACAGCGTTGGCCGGGAGCTTGAACAGCTCCGCGACCTTCGCTTTCAGTTGTCCAGGCGTGGCGCTCACAGGTCAATCTCCATCATGGGAGATTTGTCCCATGAGGCCGCGCGACTGTCAACGGAGTTTTCACCAATGGGTCAGTAATACCCCTCCCGTTCCCGTTCATCGATCCATTCCTGGTCGTGGCCGTCCTCCAGGTCCTCAGTCTCTGCATCTAGGGCGTCGAGCGCGGCGATGGCGGTTTCCACGGCCCGCTCCAGTCGCTGGCGCAGGCGGAAGGTGCGGGCGGGATCGAGGGCGACGACGGTCATTGCACGTAAGCGCCTTCCACGCCCAGATTGAACGCGGCCATCGCCCTGTGGTCTCCCGCCAGCCAGCGCGCGCGCAAATCTCCGGTGAGTTTGGCAAACTGCTTGGGAGTCAAAGTGCTGACTATCGCGCCCAACAGGATTGATGTTGCCGTGTAATCCCGCTGCACAACGTGCGGAGCCCGCAGCCAAGCGACGTTTGCCGGGAGGGGGTCGCCTGCATTAAGGCGGCCAGAATTAAGAGGGGGGCGACAGGCGCGTGGAAAAGTAACGATCTGCCCACTGGGCGCAGGTGTGCTATTGGCGTGTTCAGCCATGACGTGATCCTCACATGATCCGTTGCGGTTAGGGCCGTGAGCGAGGTTGCCGCCTTGCTCCGGCCTGCCATTACCGATATTGGTTAATTATGTCGGACGCAATAGCCAATATTGGAAAACGAAGAGGGCGACCACCCACTGGCGCCACGCCTGTCATGGTGCGCCTTGGGCCGGACCAGCTCGCGGCTCTCGACAAATGGATTTCCGAGAACGACGCTACCTTGACGCGGCCCGCTGCGATTCGGGCGATCATTGAGAAGGCAATCACGTGAACGACGAGGAATGGGCGCTGTTGCTGGACACGGTGAACGCTTTTGAAGTTCGCCTGTCGGCCGCGATTCTCGAGTTGGACGGCATGGAAGACCCCAGCAGCTTGTCGGACATCATCGCATTAGGCCAGGCCATCCAAGCCATGCGCGGCGCAGTGGACAGAGAAAAGGCAGTGCGCGAAGACGCTCGCAAGGGCGGTTACATCGATAGTTTGCTTAATAACCAGCCCTAAGCCGCATCCACCCACGGCTCCCAGGCCTCTTCGCGCGGCTTCATCTCCATCGCGTGCAGCGCCATTGCCAGGGCCACGGCGCCGTCGATGCGGCCCGTCGCCCGGCTCTTGTCCAGCTTCCGATTGCCCGCCGGGTCTTTCGTCACCACCGCGTTGGACAGACACCAGGTCAGGACAGGGTTGTTCGCGTGGCGTAGCTTCCGCTCGGCCACCATGCGCTCCAGAATGTCCACTGCCGGGGCCATGTCCCGATAGCCCTGGCCGTGCTCGATCATCTCCAGATCGGTGACGCCCTCGTCGGCCAGCGCCATTCGGAACGTCTCGATCCGCCAGCGGTCATAAGCCAGCGCCTGCACGTTGAACCGCGAACAGAGCTGCGCCACCGTCGCCGCGATGAAACGGGGATCAGTCGCCGCGCCCGGCGTCGCCGTCAGGAACCCCATGTCACGCCAGACGGTGTAGGGCACCCGGTCACGCTCGCCGCGATCCGCCAGACCGTCGCCCGGCAAGTAGAACTGCGCCATAGCGTCAACGCCGCCGTCGTCGTCCGGGAAGACGGCCACCAGCGCCGTCAGGTCACGCGTCGCAGCCATGTCCAGCGCCAGCCAGCAAGGCTTGCCCTCAAGGTCTGGGCGAAGCTGGGCGCCGCAGGCTTTCCACTCCGACACCGGCAGGAACTTCGTCTCGGCCGCCACCCTCATGTTGAGGATCAGGTTCTTGAACGCCGCCTCTTTCGAGGGGATGCGCTGCGCCTGGGCGGCCTGCCGGGCCACGTCCTCCAGCGACCGGAAGTCGCCAAGGGCAGGGTTCGCCAGCTTCCACGTCTCAGGCGACCACGGGTCCGCGTCCTCGGGCGCGGCGTAGTGCGTCAGGTGGAACGACGGGTCGTCAATGTCGCCGGCCGTCACCCGCTGGCCGTAGTCGATCAACTCCGACATGGGCGCCAGGTCGTCCGCCGCCTGGGTCGAGATGACAAGCATCAGGGGCTCGGCGCGGGCGCCCATCGCCGTATCCAGCGCGTCCAGTAGGTCACGCTTGGGGGCCTGGCCCAGCTCGTCATAAACCACGAACGACGGGCTCAGGCCGTGCTTGCCGGGCACGTCGGCAGACAGGGCC